AAACAATACTCTGTCAAGTATCGTGCAGCACCTTACTCCGCCCGCTCCGCTTCCAGGCCTTATGCGCCTCAGCGAGCATCTTACTCAGGACTCGGAGCTTATCGAAAACGACGCAATCTCGCACCTCCAAAGCGCTATGCTAAGCGTCTTGGCGCTTATTATATTAAAGGCGATGTCTCTGGTACTGCAAAAATTCCTGGCTTCGGGAAGATAAAAGGCGGCTTAGCTGCCGGTTATTCTAATACTGCCTCTGGTTTAGGAGCTTACAATATTTCAAATATCAAACACAATGTTTTAATTAAACCCGATATCCCTGAAGTTCGTAACGCTATTTACGCCGAAGGCGGTACTATTATACGTCATAGAGAGTATCTCGGTCCCATTACAACCTCTGCTACTGCTGGTGCTTTTAAAATTCAAACTTATCCTCTGAACCCTGCCCAAGAATCTACATTCCCTTGGCTTTCTACAATTGCCCAAAATTATGAGGAGTATAAACCACACGGTTTATTGTTCGAGTTTCGTTCTACTGCTTCTGATGCTATTGCATCTTCGACAAATTTAGCTTTAGGTCAAATAATGATGTGTACTCAATATGATCCTACCGATACTACTTTCAGTTCAGATATTGAACTTTTGAATTATACATGGGCACAATCTGGTAAGGTATCTGACAATGTACAGCATTATGTTGAGTGTGATCCTAATCAATCTCCTTTGTCGAATCTTTATACTCGTGCTGGTGCTCTTGCTACTAATACTGATTTGCGTTTTAGCGATTTTGGGACTTTTTCAATTGCTTCTTCTGGTTTGCAGGGTACTTCAGTTCAAGTTGGTCAGTTGTGGGTCACATATGAGTTTATTTTGTACAAACCCAAGATTGGAAGTTTGTCAGGTTCAGCAGGAGGTTGGTTTCATTGGGGTAATGATGTGGGTATTTCGACTGTTAATCCTTTTGGTACTGTTTCTTCTGGTGTTGTTGATCGTGAGAATAATCTAAATCTCTCTATTACCGACGAAGGTAACGAAGGTCAGATTCGTTTTCCAGCTTATGCTTCTTCTGTTAGTTTTATGGTTTGTTGTGTGTGGAAAGGTGCTTCTACTGCAAGTGTTTCTACTCCTTTGATTGATTCTTCTGCTGATCCTCTTGTTTATTTCATTCAGCATAATGGTGGTAATTTGAACGCAAGTGTTTTCCAACCTGCTACTGCTATTACTACTACAACTGTTTCAACTATGTGTTGGGTTACTATTCCTGGTGATGGTGTTTCTCATGTTCTTCAGTTTGGAGTGGGTGTTCTTCCCACTACTCCATATGTTGATATTTACGTATGTCAAATTCCTTATCTCGATCCTGCCATTTACGGTTAAATGTCTGAGACATTCATTTAAAAAAATATATATATATATACATATATATTTGCTTAATGGAGCGAAGCGACCACGTCTTAGACGTGCGTTCACACGGAGCGTAGCGAACGTGTGCTATATTCTTGTTAATCTATTGTCATATTTATTTCTTCTTCCTTACCTTTATCATCTTCGCACAAAAATATTTCATTTTTGTCACTGTAGCTCAGTTTTTCTTTCAATTTATCTCGAAGTTGTAAGTTTTCTTCGTATAAATTTTCACAAATGTCTTCAAGTTCTTCTATGTCTTTTAACATTTGTTCTCTTTCATGCCTAAGCATCTGTAACTCATGAATCAGTCTGTCCATTTTTAATAGAAAAATATTCTTTTAAATATTTTTTTTCATTTATTTCAACTTTTTCATTTTGTTCTTTATATATGTCTGTCTGTTTGTCTGTCTGTCTAAGTATTATACACGAGTACTATCTTTTAATGTTAGTACTCGTGTATACTTTTGTATTATTCAGTTTCTGAATTCACGGGTGTCCCTGATATTACACTTCCTAGTGTACACCCGTATGTCGCCCAGCTCTCGCTGTCGGTTTCGTCAGAATCAAAAAAGTGTCTATTTCGATAGACCTTATACGCGTCTATGGAGTGTAACGTAAAATCGCGTATCTCAAAGATCTTCCATCTATCCATTTTCATCGCATCTATTTTAGGTAGGAAGTTGGCGAAGACAACGACGTGCGGTATATCAAAACGTATTTTTGCCCCTTTCCACTTAGTTGATGTTAGGCGACCGTTTTTGATACATTCTATACCATCGTAGAATCCACTATTATGTTCAGCCGACGCTGTTAGATCAAACATAATACCTTCACACTTCCAACCTTTTGACAATTCACCTAGGATGATTTCAGCTAAATCTGCCATTCTATTCACTTTATTAATCATCGTCCAGGCTCCATCGCATGTGTCCTCAATGTAATCACCGAGCTCAGATTTTCCGGTGTTACCAACTTTATCAAGGATCCATATTACGTCACGACGGTTTGCTTTTTCTTTGAGCATATCTAATAATGCGAATTGCCATGGATGTTTAGGTTTAACTATCACTTTTTCAGTTCTGAAATCATACGTTTTCATACCTCGAAGTGTTAGAATTCCTGCAGCATCGTTTGGTTTCTGACAGTATTTTTCTAATGCTTCCATATCTGTAGCGCAGCTCATAATACCCTGAACTAGTGAGGGTTCATATTCTTTAAGGTCTGCGTTTTCATTGTCTTCTTTAGCAATATATATTTTAGCATCAGCGAAAGCTTTTTTAGTTTTGAGTGTCATTATATGTGGGTGTAAGTTTTCATAGTCGAGGAAGCGAGCATTGCGAGTTGAGAATATTTTCTTAGCGCTTGCAACCACGTGTGTGTGGTTGTAAGGATTTGTTTTATCTCCTGTTTCGTGTGCTAGTCTAATCCATTCTACATTACCTTTGAATTTACCGTTGAAAAACTCTAGGTACTTTACTTTATCGATATGCGTTTTGTACGTTAGTAATATATACTTGTTCGCAAGTCTAAAGTTCGCATCTGATATAGATTTCCCAAGAGCTTCTTCCGCATCGTTATCGATCGGTATATCTGATTTCTTCATGTTTTTGGATTTAACTGATTCATCTGATTCAACTATTTCAACTGATTCATCTGGTTCAACCCATTCTTCTACACTCTTTACTATACGAATTTTGCGTTGTGAGCTCATCGCACTTCAAGTCTGTTAGCAACTCTGTCTGTTTTAATAGAAAAATTATTTTTTTATAAAAAAATAATTCTAAACCAACTTTTCTGCAAAGTTGGAAAAGTTGGAAAAATACCTTAAAAGAACAATTTTGTACATCAAACCACACCTCAACGCAGCAAACGCCAAAATCTTCTATTTTTGCAAAGTTTGCAAAGTTGGAAAAGTAAAAATAATTTAAAAAAATAAATCTCCAATAAAAAAGAACGGAACCTTATCCATTGCAATGTATCGCAAACAATACTCTGTCAAGTATCGTGCAGCACCTTACTCCGCCCGCTCCGCTTCCAGGCCTTATGCGCCTCAGCGAGCATCTTACTCAGGACTCGGAGCTTATCGAAAACGACGCAATCTCGCA